CGAAGACACGACATTTTATGTGGATGTAAATACCGTGTAACCGCTTATTATCAGTGCCGCATAAAAGGTTACCGGGAGAATTACCATGATCGACAGGCTCTATGAGTTACTTGGAAAAATGGGTTATATTCATCCGCTACATCCGCCATTTACTGACGGCGAGCGCGATATTTGAAACAGATTTAGTGCGATATTTGCGGGAAATAAGTATTACACAATGATAAATTTAATTTCTATACGTGCAATTACCTACGTAAAACAACCTAAGTATAATTATCTACGTAATAATACGTAAGCCTAAATAGCGAAGATTACAGGCTTAAAAATCCTTCTAACGTTGTAAGGATGTCGGTTTTGTCCTCGTTGGAAAAACCTAAAAAATTACGAGCGGGGACATCGCCCCATAGATTAGGGAATTCTGATTTAGTGCCGCCGAATTGCATCATTGCGGCGTATTCCATAGGGCTACCGATCTGCACACCATCATTACCCAATAGCTGATAGCCTATGGTATTGCCCAGCGTACCCAGATCATATAAGGGCTGATCGCCTTCTTTACCACTAAGCAAGGTAGCCTCTGTATTTAGTAGCCAGGCATGTCCATCGGGGTCGGTAGTTGTTTCAAAACGCTTATGGGTAGATTCTTTTAGGTCTTCGCCGATTGCTAATAACGCCGGACGAAGATTATCACAGTGGTTTTGTAACCTACGTAAGGCAGCCAGTATATCGTCATCATCGATTTGAAATGAAAAGGGGTCGTTAGCCATACTAAATTCCAACCTGTTGGTAAAATTCAACCTTACTGGGAAAGAATATCTCGGCGGTATTCACGATATAACCATCATCGACGCCTAGTAATACCTCATGAATACACGACATCCATTCTTGTCCGGAACCCTTAGGTACGATGTCGAAAATAAAGTTATCGACATCGTTTTCTATAAAACAAGGCATCAGTGTTTTAAATGTTATATAAAAAATAGATAGATATTCAGCGGGATTTTGTGCAGTCAATCAGCAACATCATCCCGCCTTAATCAGCCTTTAAGTGGCCTTAAGTCAGCCAAGGCACAACCACCAGCTCAATACTGCCCGCCCATTCATTGCTGACAGCTACGCCCCCGGACTCAACCAACTGGTTATTAACCAGCTTACGGCCCGCTTGCTCCAGTGAGGGACCCACTACCAGCTTGTTAGGCACGATACCCATTGGCCGCCCTTCATCGCTTTGGATTGCCATCATGGCACTGCGTGCGCTGGTGTAATTAGTCGTGTCTAAGGTCGCCTTGGAGCCGAAAGCCAACTGCCACAAGCCGAAACCGGCATTAGCACGCGCCCTCACCCCATATAGATACTCGTCACGCATAACGACATTTTCGTTTGTCTCACCCGTTAAACTTTGGAAGCTATAAGGAATCCGCTCTTGAAACAAGAGCGGCTTAATAGCGCGGCTAGTGTCCAATAAGAACCATTGTGAGCCGGCACCCGCCTGCATATTGGAAACACTCGTTACACCTTCCTCTCTACCAACCAGATGATCGGTATCAAAAAAGTTTTGTCCATCGTAACAAAGAGTACTGAAGCCTTGAGAAAGCAAAGCGAAAATCAGCTCATCGGGATGGTCGCCAGAGGCGCGGCCCATTTCCTGCATCAAAGGCCCGTAAATGCCGTACTGATCATCTTCCAGATCGGTACGTTTGACCTTGACGGTTGCCTCGAACAGTTTATTTTTAACGGTATAACTGTGGCTTTCAAGATTTTTTATGACCCGATCACCGACCCACTCTTGCAGCCTGGGGAACTGCCCTAACCATCCATAAGTCGTTTCCAGCGTGGTGCTGGGAATCACCATCGCCACATCCTTATAGCGGCTAGGGGCGTCTTGCAGCCCCTTATTGAAAGAAGCGTTGAAACCCTGAAAAAGGGAAGCTATGTTTGCGCCGTTAATCAGCATGGGTTACTCCTAATTGAATGAATTCTTCTTGACTATGCCCCAACGCTCGACAAACAGCTTTTGCCGTGTCATCAAGATGGGTTGAACGTTCACCGGAACCTTTAATTCCCGGCTCAATGCCGCCTGTTTGCATGGATCGTATCCCTTTCAAAAAGGGTGATATGGTCGCGACAAACTGATCAAACTTAGCTTTATCGTTATGGCATAACGCTAAAGCGACTTCTTTATGCTGCTGTAAAATGTGACCTTGTTGAATGGCTTGATCGACTGCCGTTGCCCAGGCGGTTTCTTCTGCCTGCTGTTGAAAAACCATCGTAGTGCTGGCTATCGCTTCCTGAAATGTTCCAATGGAAACAAACTGTTCAACGTCCGACTTAGTACCGCAAGCTGCCGCTTTATAATCGCTAGCCATTTGAATAATAGCAGTCATGTCGGCATCATTGGGCAACCCTAACAGACTACGTAATTCAACCATAGGGTCTTGGTTTTGCATATCGGCTCCTTGTCCTTGAGCACTGGCGAGGGCTGTTAATTCCAAGGCGGGGTTATTGGTCAGAGCAGCCCTCAATACACGCGTCACCTCGCCGCTTGGAGTGTAGTTAAAAACCGGACTTAGGTAGCGGTATTCCTTAGCGGCTACATGGGCGCTGGCTTTGGCCGTCCACTCAACAAATCCCCAAAGGCCATCAGCACGTGATTCTAGTTGCTTGATCCAGCCAGCCGCTAGAGCTGGTTGCCCGTTTTTAACGGCCATGTCAATTTGATGGTCATAGTCCACCGGAATCGGTTTTTTACCCGCAAAAGCGGTGGAAGCGGCAATCACCGCGTCCGCATTATGCATAGCCCAAGGTCCTCGACCATCGCGCGGACTAAACTCACCGGACGGCATAATGTGTATCCACTGTTCAGTTTGGAGATCGCTGGCGGTGGCGGCCAACGCCAGAGAAATGCTTCCAATACTGGAACCCGTGCCAAGTCGTGCTTTATCGATGTCCATTACCTAACCTCCACCCATACGCCAACGCCGTCTAAATCGATAACCTTGCCTGCTACAGAGCGTGTACCGGTTCCGTCGGTCTTTGCCACGGTCTGGTCATCGACGATATAGCAGGATTTACCGATTTCCGTACGCGTTACCGCATCGCTATGATTACTGAAACGGAAGATACCACGCTTCACAGTAATGGTTAACGCTCCATCAGCGCCTGCGCCATTGTCAACTTGTGCCTCGGCTCGGCCTGCGGCGGTCAAGGTCGTGGCCGTTGATCCTGGTGCGGCATAGCCAGTCGCATTCAGAACTACCAGAGAACCCGCATAAATCTTCTTTGCTGCGGCGACGGGATGGACGACATTAGCCCCGTCGCGGGTGGGTGTATTACGGTCTTTGTTCAGTGCCATGATTTTTCCTTTAGGAACAATTTTAAGTTAAGGATTTGTGAGCCGATGACATAGGCGACAAAGGTTGTTGATGATGGTGGTGATAAGCGCTTAGTTGGACACACATCAGCGAGCACCAGACATGATTAAGCCGGCATCGACATTAAAATTAATACGTGGATTATTAGATTTAATGCTGGCTACCCGGCCGCGTCCATCCTGGTCAATTTTAAAGGTAATCTGCCCACTAACCTCTACAGGCGCTTGTTTATTGTTCGCCGGGATACTCGTGTTATTTTTCCCATTTGCTTCAGTTTGTGATTTTGAATGTATTAACGGCAGCGGATTACCCATAGATAATAGAGTAGGAACCGGCTTCCCCATAGACAGTAGAGGAAGATGAACCGGATTAGCAAGGTTGCTCGAATCACCAGACACACCAGGAGTACCAGGAGTACCAGGAGTACCAGGAGCTCCAGCGGTGCCGTCAGGCATAGGAAACATCAAGTCTCCGCCTGCAAACGGATTTTTTAACGTAGCGATATTTTTTATGATACGAATCACTCCGTCCGCACCATCGACAATCGCGGCAAATGCTAATTTAATGCCGCTGACTACGTTATCAATAGCTGACATCAGCCCCGTCACCATGGTTTCTTTTATATCCTTTATAGTAGCCTTGATCTTAGTGATAACGGCATCCCAGTTTTTCCATAATAACCAGATTCCGATAACAGCCGCTTCAATGGCCAGTAGAATAGGATCGGATAAAGCTAAAGCCAGTAGGGCACCAGACAATATAACCACCCCTTCAGTTACCATGGTCAGCGCCAGTAAAAGCGGCCCCGCCATAATGGCGGCAATACCGCCCAGGACCAACTCGGCCAGATTGCCGAAACCGCCGACTTTCACCGCCAACTCATTAATACCATCCCAGGCTTCTATGGCATGAAGCTTAATTTCACCTAACACCAGGCGTAATTTAACGCCCCATCGTTCCGTTTCCTTTAGTCCTTCCGGTGTTTGTAGATAACTCAGCTTGTCTAACACCGCTTGCAGCTCGTCTTTTAAAAATGAAAACGAGCCGCCGCTCTCCATAACCTTATTCGCTAAACGGGTTAGGTTGTCCATAATATTAGAAACAATACCGGTATAGCCATGCGACAACCTGTCCATTGAGCCGCCGAATTTCTGTTCCCAAATCCCCATAATCGTTTTAGCGATCAAGTCCCTGTTGGTTTTATTCACTTCCTTATGGGACTTTTTTCCCGCTTTATCGACCCAGTCGAATACCATCATGTTCTTTTCGATACGCCCGAAGATACCGAAGTTATCCAACATGTCAGCCTGTCCACGTAGTGCAGAGGCCAACGTATTGGTAGCCATGTCTATCGGTTTCCCCATTGCCGCCGCCGCATCGCCAGCGGCTTTTAATGCGCCACTGATGGGATCAAGGCCAAAGGATTTTAATTCAATGAAGCCTCGCGTCACCTCGCCCAACTGATACGGCGTTGACGCAGCAAAACCGCTGACCCAATCCATAGCGGCCTTGGCTTTCTCTGATGTTCCGTAAAAGGTCTCAAGGGTTATTTCGTAATTTTCAAACTCGGCGGCGGTATCAATAAACAGACGCTTAAACGCAACGCCGGCCACACCGCCCATTGCCATCAACTTTAAAGTCAGTGAGCTTACTGCGCTGCCAACGCTGAGCAAGCCGCTGGTAATCTGACTAATACCCGTCAACCGTAATGAGTTATTGAGCGCCGCCGATAATCGCCGCACCGGACCATGAAGCGCTTCTATCCGCGCATTGATAGCATTAATCGGCCCCGATAAACGATCAACTGCCCGTAAAATAACCGAAAGACTAAGCGTGCTGCTGTTGCTCATTGATCCTAACCGCTTGGCTATGCCACATCAATAAATCATCCATATCCATCCTCCATAACTCGGAAGGCTGAAAATGAAAGCTATAGGCAATATCACCCATTACTTGCTGCCAATTACTAGGGGTTGTTCTAAAAAACCGCCAACTACCTCAGCAATAGCACTCAAATCTTCAGCGTCAATTTGGTCAACCGCCGACATAGGCAAATTAGCCATCGAACCAAGCAGTGCGGCAATCTGACCGATTTTTCCCAGTGCGCTATCCATAGCCTTCATATGTTTGATTTTCAAACGATCAGGCAGATTTATTTCTGTGACTTGCTCATCGTTAACAATGATTGGGTGTTTCAGCGTAATTAAAGCCATAATAAAATTCCTAAGGTTAAATAATAAGTTTCTGTTCTGAATTAGGCGCACCGCGTAAGGCTTAGAGCCTTGTCAAATTAACGATCTTGCCTATCTGCCGTTCAGATAATTTGTATTGGGTCGCTAAATCGCATTGCTTGATGCCTTGTAGATTGGCCTTAACGATTTTAATATTTCGGTCCCTGATAAGTAGCTTATGACCACCGGGTATTTTTAAAGAATCGCCCCCAAAATCTCTTGCCAACAGTACGAAGGCTTCCCTACCAATCGTTTCCTCAATAACGTGCCCCGCGATTGCATTCATGGGAACGTTTAAATGTCGTCCAGAAAAGCGTATGAACAGATTTAAAGCGGCCTCGTCGCCGATAACTTCGGCAATCTCCTTAATCAAATCAGGCCAAGTGGTGGGATCTATATCGCGTAATAATTCAGGATTCATGGGTAGCCGTCAGAAGTAAAAGCATCCGAACCAATTCTGACATCCTGGCATAAATTAGGTATCCGAATGGGTTCGTAAGGGACGGTAAAATTACAGTCCACGCCGTGCAAATTTGTTGCATGGCGTGGAACAAGAGAAAGCCCGGTTTAGCTTTGAGGGCCACTGGGCTGAGAAAGCCGCCAAGAAATGACTGCTTTATGACTCCATAAATGCTTTATAAAGCCTTACAGGGATAGCTAGAGCTTTTAGTGTACGCAAGGTCGGGGTGATTGCAAAAAACGGCTTAGACGCTGTTTTTCTTGTTGGGCTTAATTTCCATATTCCCCAAGCCGCCGGTTTCGCTGCCTTTTTCCAACGCACTCATAACGCAACGCCCCTAAGCTCACAAAACCAGCGTCCATCATGACAATGCTGCGCTTTAATCAAATCACGCCCTGCTAAATAATCTATCTGGAGGCGAAGTTCATCGCGCGTAGTGTTCGGGTGTTCCGCTTGGATAACGAACAGTATTAGCGATTCAAAAGCGCCCGTAGAAACAGCACTGCCCAACGTTCTCAGAATATTTCGGCGAATCTTAAGCGTATTCACCATCGAAATGAAATCGCGCGTTAACGCGCGATTTGAAATGAAAGCGTGCGTCAACGCACGTTTTGAAACAGGGTAAAAGCCCCATCGGTTACAGACTTTCGGTAAATCTATTGACGGGCTACGGTTAGGATTAACGAGGGTTAAAACGGGGCTTATGACTGGGGCCGCGCTTTTGATATTGGGACACTCGTAGACGGTTAGCATTTCCAGCGAGCCTTTCACGGTTCTGAATCGGCTCTCAAGCAATTTGAGGTGAAGCTTTAGGTATGATGGGCTAGATTCAGCCGTATTTTGGTCTAATGTAGTCATGATTGACTCCGGATTGTAGGTTTAATTACCCGGCAGCATGACGCCAATCATGGGTGCCGGACTGAACAGAGTTGGCGTACCGGAACCTACGAACCGGCCAGTCTTGCGACTGCTCCATCCAGCCCGACATAATCAGAGCTGATGTTTGCACATAAAAAAACCGCATGACGCGGCTATGTGCCGTAGATTCCAGGACGCCAATCCCGTCTCCCGTTTTTTGCGAGAGTGCGGTAAGCTTAGAATACAAAGCGTTATAGTGTCAATATATTAAAGCAGCATATTTTTTAAAAGTGGTAACGGTTACCACTTTTCTGCATCGTCAATATGACTGTAACCCTTATGTAGCTTGATATTCTGTAAATTTAAAAGTGGTAACAGTTACCGGTTTTTGAATTGCGGCTGAAAGCTTTCAAATCCTGCGACATCGCAGCATTTGGTTTTGCCATCCCCCCAAACGCTGCCCAATCACCACAAGACTAATAGAAAAGTGGCGACGTATCGCCACTTTTTCAGTACATAAACATACATTGTTACGTTAATTAATATTAAAAAACAAATGGTTGCTTTAAGGCAGTAAGAATTTGAATTGGCGACGGTCGCCAATTCAAATGCTGCGACGCCGCACCATTTGATTTTATCCATAACGTTAAAATCTCCGACCTGTCGGATATTTTAGATTTCATGCCGACAAGACAAGCCTTTGTATTTTGTGCTATCTCTGATATTTAGGGCAGTTTAAACCATTAATTTATCTCCGACGGTCGGAAAAAATGTTAGCGGGGCTAGATTCTTCCAATTGCTGACGCGTAAGCATTTTCCAGTTTCGTAAAAACAAATAACTTATTGATTTTTTTGCTAATGGGGGTTTCCATAATCATTTTTTTTGCTGACGGTCAGCGAATTTTGCGCGACGGCGTCGCACAAAAATAAATAGATGATGTTATAAAATACAAAGACTTGCCTATTTTTGATAAACATAAATGCGCGACAGGCCGCGCATTTGATAGCCCTAAACAGCCTTAGACATGCGCTCATCTGCGACGCGTCGCAGATTTTAGGCTCTAAACGGCATCTTTTAACATGCGCCGATGCTGAGTAACAAGGGCTTGCGGCATATGCCCTCCTAAAAAGCAATTTGCGACCTGTCGCACTTTATATTTATGTAGAATGCTTACGGTTTCCCCGCTGACGCTGTTGTGCTTGGCGGCGCGTACGTGCATCGTTCAGAAATTGCGCTATCTCGTTCAGTGTCCGTTTCGTTACCTGTAGATGATCACCATCAAAGCAGCGATTCTCGGCAAACTCTTGCACCCCTTGACTCAAGCGCTCACCATCAATGAGCTGTTTAATTTCCAGCTCTTCGGTCAGGTGCATCACAAAGTC